ATACTATGGTTGATCGCAGTACATACTCGCTATATTTTAAGGGGTAGTCTCGAGACAAAAGTTCAGCAACGCTACCCCTTTAAAACTAACAAGCGACAAGCGCAAGCGACAAGCGCAAGCGACAAGCGAGAAAGAAAAATATGAAAAAATATACTTTTATTGTAGCAATGGATGTTGAATATAATTTTTATTCAAAAGACATTAAGACAGCAATAGATACACTTTTAAGAAATCATAATGAAACTATTAAAGGTGAAATCTGGAATGATATACATAGAATAACTGGAACAGAGGGTTATAGTGGTTCTACAATTATTGAAACAGATATTGATAAAAAAGAAAAAACATATCATTTAATAAATAACAAACCAAAATTATTAAAACAACAAGCGAGAGAGCAGAAAGGATAATATGAAACTACCAAAACATTATTTTTGTTTAAACGATATGACACCACAACATGAGGTTGAAGAGTGTATAATGCAAGAGTGTGAGAGCGCAGGCTTGGAAATAACAGAAGATGAAGACCTTGCAGAAGAGCGAGGGTATGACCGAGCATTTGAAGTTGTCAACCCATACAAAAACAAGCTAGAAAAAATAAAAAAAATATTAAAAACTAATATTAAAATATGGGATGAAACACAACACGACCCCGTTGAAGAATTTAAAATATTAGTTAAGATGATAGAGAAAGAATAAACCTACAAGCTAGACAAATACTTCACACAATCTTCAAGCGAATCAACCACAGGCTCAAGCGATGACAACGGAGAATCTACAAGCGCAAGCGTTTGCTTGCCTTCAAATAATAGATGCTTATCCTTCCACTCCACAAGCACAAAAGAATTTTTGGGATGTTGAAAATGAAATGATATTTGATGAGGGGACAGGCGAGCTTTGTTGCCGTTAGCTACCTTAAGTTCTACTGTGAAAAAGGTGCGATTAGAATTATAGCCCAATAAATCAGGAGTCCCAAATAAGCTTTGGTTTTCAATTCTAGTCCAAATGACATCTTTTGAAAGATTTTTAAGTTTTTTATATAGTTTAGATTCAGCACCCATTTCATAATTTTACCTTTGGTTAATAATCTTTTACATAACCAGGGGGTAAAATTAGTTTCTCTTCTCTATTAGGTTTTAAGACAACTCGAATAGAAGTATCGTTTGGGTTGGTACTCTCGTGAACTTCTATTCGTCTTATCTCTTCTAAGTAGCCACCTTTTGTTGCAATATATATTTTAGCATTACTTACAGCATTGCCACGTCTACCGTTATTTCCTTCTGTAAACTTATCTAAATATTCTTGCAGGTGTCTAACAAACATTACTTACCTGTTTTTTGTAATCGATTTGATAAATCTTCTATCACTTTTTTATACCCGTGCAATAAATTTTTATCTTGGGCGTGTTCGGATTGTGATTTTTTTAAATCATATATCTCTTTACGCAAAACTCCATTTAACTGTCTGTGCGCTTCATTGATATCATTCAAATCTTTTATCCTATCTGCAGCATATTTAAGTTGTTCATTTAAAAAACGAATTTGCAGCTCTAATTTTTCTATCTGTTTAGTTAAATCTAAGTCCCCGCGATCTTCTTTCATACCTTGACAATATAGGATAGTTACCTTAAGTTGTCAAATATGGGAGTACCAAAAAGACTTACGGAAATGCAACGTAAATTTGCTGAATTATTAGTATTTGGCGATAACGGAAAAGCACTTACAAAAACAGAGGCGGCTAAATTAGCGGGTTTCAGTCCTAATAGATGTAGGCAAGAGGGGTATGAGCTAACAAACCCAAAGATACACCCTTTGGTTGTAGACTACATTGGAAAGCTTAGAGAAGAAAAATTACAAAAATATATGGTGACATTTGAGGGTCACATAGCAGAACTTGATCGTATAAAAGAATTAGCACTTAAGAAAGGTAGTTTTTCATCTGCTGTAAACGCAGAAACAAACAGGGGAAAGGCAGCAGGTTTATATATAGACAGGAAGATAATAAAAACTGGTAAACTTGAGGATTTAACTGAGTCTGAATTAGAGGCTAAAATGAAACAAATATTAGATGATTATGCACCTCTTTTAAATGCAAAAACGATAGAGGGACAGGTTATAACTTCTGAATCTTCTTCACCCAAGCCCGAGGAATCATCGTCCGATCCCCAAAAGTAAAACCATCTTCATCTTTATCATAAGACGCAAACAATTTAATAGATTTTTTATCTTTAGAATATAACCAACCTTCATTAACTGGCTTAGCTAATTGCATTCTATCAAATTCTTTTTCGGTAGCCCAGCCCGAATCACTCACACAGTCGATCCACTCCACTCGGACTTTAGGAAAAGGTATGTCGGGAGTTCCAGTTGAGGCAACGCTTTTTCTTCTTTTCTTGGGCATAAAATATTTTTATCACCCCTATAAGAGTTATACCAGATAAATCACCTTCAGTGATACACACTTACGCGCGCGCGAAGGCACCACTAACTCTTGAGTATGACATAAATTTATGTCAAAAATTAAGTTTTTGTCACTGTTTTTGTCAACACTTTAGCCAGTAAAATCAACACTTTTAGTTGATTTTGACAAAAAGACAAAAATTTTTCATGTTTTTTTTCAACAACACTAATTTATCTGTGATATCTCTTATATATTGTCTATGCCTCTTTTTTGCCATAAAGTTGTCTCAATGTTGCCATCTTATCCTCAGCGTCTGTAATAATCTGTAACAGTTTGTCAACTTCACCAGTGATATCGATATGCTCAGGTATGATAATGGTACGGTCTATAAAGGTATCTATTTTAAATTTAGCATCAGACACTTCTGCCTCGTATTTTTTCATTAACGTTTGATACATCTTATCTCTCATTAAAGTCCTCCTTGGTTATGTTTATATTAGCCTTTTCTTTTTCATCATGAATTAGGTCATGATACATGTCCAATCTCTTCAAAAATCTATGTTTCCATATCCTTAGTTCATGATCCGTGAACGAAAATTCTTGAAAATATAAATCAGGTGTACATACCATTATAATACCTTTACGAATCATGGAACCATATACATAATCATGAGCCATGGCGTATGCAGCAATTTGTAAGAAATAGTCATCTATCCAATCTTTATTTTTGGGGCGGTTAGCTTGTTTAAAGTCTATAATAGTTTCAACACCGTTATGTAAACAAACGAGATCAGTAGACCCAGCATACAACCCAGGATAGTGTAGCATAACTTCACTACCATAATACTCTTCAACTGGCGTAAGACCCATCTCAATAATTTTTTTGGCCATGGGCTTCGCCTCCTGTCCGACCTCTGTAAGATCATCGTACCCAACTCCCTCCACATGAGATTCGATAAATTTGTGCATGGCTGTTCCCCGCCTACTACTAAGATTTTTGATTCGTTCTGCTTCTTGTTCTCCAACTTTGGCCTTCCATTTAGTTAAAAAAGATTTATCTTTGGTGGCTCCTAATATAGTAGTTACAGACGGAAGTCTATAACCTCCTATATCATAGACCCGTGATCCATTGTTATTTATCTGTTCACCTTGTATATAGTTGTATTTATTACTTTTTTTCATTTTAATTTATTTATAACATAATAGATTATTAACAAAGCTACCAATACGCAAAACATATTATAAAAAAACATACCAAAACCAAATATAGTCGTCATAGTTTATTCTTTAACTCTTTCAAGTATTGTTCGTTTTCGACCCTTTCTTTTTCGTACTCTGGCACGAACTTCTCAATATTATTTAAGGGTGCAGAGTCATGTACGTTACCGCTAACAGATATCCGTATACAATCTGATTTATAAGGCGCAACCCAGTGTTTCAACCACGCGGGAAAAATATACATATCGTTCTCTTCAGGAAAAAACGATTGATAAGTTACACAGTCTCTAGGGCCATCACCATAGACAAACTGTATACCCCCTGGTCCACAAGACTTGCCTTTGTAAGATGCGTTTTCTTTTTTCAACTCATCTGGTATCTGTAAATATATTACAAACGATAATTTACCATCATGATCGTGTGGTGGGTTAAAATCATTTTGTTTTTGATAGTTAATCCATAATGCTGTCATAATATAATGTGGTCTTTTTTCATAAGGTTTGTTAATAAATTTTTCAAACATTTGATCGTACACACCAAGATACCTAGATATTTCAGGCACAATCAAAGTTTTAGACTCATCACCATAGCCTGTTTCTTTGTTCAAGATCCCTGCTAATTTATCTGTGTAATCTAGTTTATTTTTTCTTGCCTCGGTTAATAATAACTTTTTAAACTCATCTGTTATCTTTACTTTGACAACACATGGTCCCCAGTTAAACATTTGTACTTGTATTTGATCTGTCATTCTAAACTCATTGCCTCCTTATATGTTTTTAAATCAACCACTTTACCCTCTAAAAGATAGTCAGGTTCATAGTGGTCTATTATTTTTTCTATCGCTTTCGACTTTGTTTGTGCATACGGCCAAAGTAATCTAGCAACTTGATACGCATCTCTAAAAGTTACTCGCCAAACATACTGTGTTAAAAATTTTGTACCGTCTTTACGCAAACCTTTTCTAGGTTTTATTCTAACAGAACCAACTCCTAATATGTCATGCACCCAATATACTACACTTTCATCAGTCATAGCTATTTCCATATTTATACGCCATGTTTTTGTAGTTCGGTAACCCTTACCCTTATGTTTTTTCTTCTTTTCTACATACTGTTTTATTTGAACACAGCCCTCACCATCAAATAGTCCAGCTATATACGCTACATCAGTTTCACTTATCATGTTTTATTATCCATCTAAGTGTTGATGTGGTTGGATCAAAGTTATCAAACTCTATTCTAGTGCAACTTGTTAGTAGGACCATCATCAATATCGTTGTCATTTTCAACAGTTTCATAAAACTCTCCTTCCGAGTCACAGTCCCAACACTGATGAGTGTAGGTTTCAGAATCATTAAAATGTTTAATTGAAACGAAACCATTACCCCTACAGGTAGGACAAATTATCTTTCTTACTTTACTTGCCTTTAGTTTTGCCATTTAACTTTTTTGCTTTCTCGTTTGCTATTGCTTCTATTGTTTTAGATATAGACAACTTTGCATCGGGCAATAATACCTTCGACAAAGACTCTAATATCTTATATGTTTCTTTCGTCAGAGAAACATTTTTGTACTTAGTCATGTCAGTCATGTGTTTCCTTTCATAATTTAAAAGCCTAATATAGGTGATATTATAGGATTGTCAATGAAAATTGTATTAATATTAGTAATGTGTAGTTTTACAACTGGTGACTGTATACCACCATATACTTTAGAAAAAGAATTTAATGATATGTATGATTGTTTACTTAAGGGTTATGAAATGGCAAGAGACAAAACTATCGAAATAGGTAGGTACGAGGTCAATAAAAATGGTATATATATTAAGTTTGGTTGTAAAGAAGTGCCCACAGCTTGACAACCTTAAATTTTAATGTTAATTTTATAGTATCTTTTCATCATTAATAGTAGACACCTGCTTTATTTTTTTCCCTTTATTAGTCAGTAAAGTGGGTGTCTCATTATTCCACATCAATAGTAATAATATTATTGGTCCGTAGGCAATGCTACTCACAAATAAAACCTTGAACAGTACCTCTACCATCATTTAACACCCAACCTTTTGTTTCAACATATTTTGATATTGTTTCTCTGTGATCGTCTGCAAACATCAGACACTCGTGCACTTCCATCGGTCGACTGAAGTCGAGTCGCTCTTTTACCAAGGTTCCATCGAACAGCAATATTAGTATTACTAGTGTTTTTGCCATACCACTCCTTAATTAAACGATACCAAAGATCTTTATAATATGGATTGTTAGTTTTATTCCAAAGAATTGCAGCCTCGTCAATCTGTTTTTGACTTATCATTTACACTTGTGCCCCAACTTAATGCTGATTTTAAACCTGGTGCTTGTATTTGCATATCAACACCATACGTTCTCCACGCATTTTTTACAAGGTTTAATTCCAGCAATAAGTTAGAGTATTGTTTTGAACTACCGCTTTTAACTTTTATGGTTATGACTTTCTCTTTTGCCATTTTCTATTTCTTCAAGTCTTTCTCTTAGTTTTAGTTTTCTTTCTGCGAGATAGTTTTCCATATCAGTTATTTCAAGTATCTTTGATAAAAGATCTCCTTTTTCTATTAATAAATCTATTTGATCTTTACTAGACATATTAATTAGCCCCCTTAACTTTTTTAAATTCAAAGAACTCTTTGAGACTTTTTATTTCTTTTATAACTTCGTATCTATCATAAGCATTTTGTCCTGCATACATAGCAGTATCATATACTTTTTTATCGCTGTCATAAAAATGAACTGTTGGAATACCTATGTCTGGTACGTCACTCAAATCTTCTTTTTTAGGAACCTCTATTTCTTTATCGGTATAAAAAATATGATCTGGTGTCATCTTAGGCATGTTCTTTTTTAAGTTTTTAGACACGTCTATGATGGTGTCTTTAAAAGATTTTTTCTCTAAGACTCCATATTCTTCGTTGTGTTTGTCATATACTATTTGCATTTTTTTCTCCTTTGTTGCTTTCTTTCATATATTCAATATAGGATATTTATGGATGTTTGTCAACGACCTTGACCACGATATTTTTTTGTCATTCTTTTTGTATGTTTATTAAGGCTTTTCTTGTGCCTACCTGGTCTTTTTCTTTTTGTTCGCAACCTATACGTGTTAACACCAAATAAAGGTTTCTTTTTACTCACCTACCCAGTCCTTAACATATACTTTATAATCTTTAGTTGATGGCATGATTGGCAAATAACTTATCTTGCCATTAATATGTTGTTGTAAATCTGTGCCACAAGTTACACATCGATAATAATCTGTTGATACACTCACCAACATCGTAACTTCACTGCAAGATGGACATTGTCCGTTTACAATCTCTGCATTAAATCTTACTGAGTTTTTTTCTGTCATATTTTTTCTTATTCTTTATAACTTTTTTCTTGAAGTGCCGCAACTGTCTTGCTACAGGATTTCTTTTTTTATTAGGCTTTTTCATTTAAGATGAATTTTTTTAATACTCTTTTCACCCATGTATATTTCTGTTTCTGCCTCAGTACGTATACATTTGTAAGACACGTTAGGATTGAACTCCCTCTCAGCTACACGTCGGGCGCGAAGGCACGCAGCCATGTTTTCCTGGATACGGTGCTCCTTGATCTCTCCGTTCCAAAACATAAGTAAGGCCACCACAGTCTCTATCATTTTTTTTCCTCGTAGTTATCCAGCGTAATAATATCTGGATTTTCTTTCATATACTTTTCTTTTAGTTCTGTCCAATAACTTATCTTTGGGTCAAAATCCCTGGTATTAAAAGATTCTGTAGACATAACACCTAATTGTATACACATATTAATTAATTCAGCAAATGCAGGTGGGGGTGGGTTAATTCTTGGCACTCTTCTACATTCTTTTACTAATTCTAATTGTCTTTTTATTTTTAACTGGTCCTCTTGTTCTTTTCTAAACTCCTCACTACACGCACTACCAATAGATTTTCTCCATCTAAAACCTAACACTTGAGTTTGACTTTCATCATTTGTACCTGTTTTATATTCATGCTGTCTAACTTCAGAGTATGTCTCCCAGCTACCTTCATCACAATTGTTTGGATAAGTATTTAAATATTCGTTCTTTGCATGCGCTGCTGTGCAAAACAAGATACTAACGAG